TGAGAGCCTGCTTTTGAGCCTCAACAATCATCGCCTGCTCTCTGGCTTCAGCCTCTTTAGCCGCAATCGCCAGTTTCATCGCTGTGCGCTGATCCCCCGCTTGTGCGAACTGCAAAGCCTTCGCCTTGAGTCCAGCCGAGGTAGTCAAGTCGCCACCCATGCCCATCACTTGCTCACGCATCGCTGCTTCCTGCTGCAACGGATCAACCATGCCCATCATCCCCGCACCAGCGCGAGTCAGTCCAGCCGCGCCCTGTCCAATGCCGAACTTGGCCTGCTCGAAGCCGCCCATACGCGCTACCTTCTCGGCGTAGGACATATCCTGCTGATTGCGCTGTTGCCCAATGTCGTAAGGAGTCGGGCCGAACAGGGAGTCCACTCCACCTGATTTTTGACCGCCCATGAGTGCGGCTAAGATGTCTAATTGGGCCATGATTTATCCTATCGGAATGCCGTTTTTGTAGCCAGTGAGCAATGCAAGGAACTGGTTTTGCTGTTGCTGCTGCGCTTGCTGGTTCTGATACGTTCCCATAGCATTCCCCGCATTCATCAGCGCCGTACCCCACGGACTGTACGAGTTCGCCTGCTGCATCGTCTGCGCGGCTCCGAGCATCCCTTGGCCGAGTAGCGAACCGGCCTGTGCCGGCGATGCCGTCTTGCCGATGTTGACCGACATATCCAGAGCGTTCTGTCCCAAGCCTTCGATGTTCTGCGCTCCGGTCATTGCCGTAGCAAACGGGCTGTATGCTGCCGTCTGCGTACCGTACATATCGCGCAGCATGTTGCCACCCGTACCGACAAGACCCGCTCCAAACTTGGCGTAGTCCATGCCGCCTTGAGTGGCGTTTGCAGCCGCTTGCAGGTCTTGCTGACGCTGTGCGTTATACATTGCCTCAAGGCGCGGATTGGCGGCTCCCATCATGCCCGTAGCGCCCGTTGCAAGCCCGTAGGTGCCACGATTGAACTCGTCCGTGAGTGCGCCCGCCTTATCCCGTGCACGACCCGTAGCCATGATCGCTTGCTGGTCGTCGTAATACTTCTTCGCTTGAGCCATTGGGTCAGTATTGAGGTACTGATTGCCGAGCGACATGGCGCGTTGTGCGCCTACGCCCATCGGTGCGGTTGCTGCCTGCGATCCTGTGAATTGCGACAGCATCCCAGGCGCAATGCCAATCAGAGAATCCTGCATCGCCTTGATGTCAGGAGACACGTTGTACCCTGCGCTAACCACGTTGCCCTGCGCGTCCTTGGTGAATTGAGACTTACCGAATCGCGTAGTGACTCCAACCGGCTTGAACTTGGCTGCGTCGGCGGCGATCCTTGCTGCTTCTATTTGAGCCTGTGCGGAAGTCTTGGCTGCGTCTTGTGCTGCGTTGCCGGCGAGGTAGCCACCAACTGCTTGAAGGCCACCGGATAAGTAACCCCCAAGAGCCGACATAAGGCCACCTGAAACTTTCCCACCACTTCCAAGTGCTTGAATTGCCGTTTTCAACGTAGAGCCTGGATTGCTTTTAACGTAGTCGAGAGCCTGCGTTATGAGGCTTTGTCCTTCAGCGCCGTAGCCACCAAGTTCTCCTAGAAGTTGAGGCAATTCACCTATCACTTCATTGCTCAAGAAGTTATAACCGCCAGCCTCCCCGAGTGCTTCGGGCGCTGAACTAAACAGGTCAGAAATCCAACTGCCTGCGTCACCTATCCAATCAAACATACCAGTACCTCCTGTTGCGCTTGCGGCTGCACCAGCAGGAGCCGCCCATGCTGCGGGTGAATACATTGACGCAAACGATTCAGCCAAAGCCGGATTTATCGACCCGACGCCAGTTCCAGCGGCTGCGGCGGCATCACCAAATAACCCTGTCAATCCTCCGGTCAGCCCCATACCCAATGCCCCTAGCGCAACCGCAGGCATCATCTTTTCTACAAAATTATCCTTTTTATTGTATGTAGATACCCCATTTGAGTCATACCAGAGCTTGTCTACATCTTTTGCTTGTATGAAGAACTTTCCATCACCAAGATTTACAGCGTACTTAGAAAGTTCAGGATTCCACGAAGTAGCCCCTCTATCGCTACTTGTTACTCTTCCGCTCGTATCTGCTCCATTAAGGTGTGCAGGACTGGCATTGACCTTGTAGCCAATAACTTTCCCGTCATTACCGAAAACAGGCTCAGACCCGACCAATGCGTTTTCTCCAGATACGCGACCAGTAAATCCAGGATAAGCAGTACGATGGTAATTCCAATCAGGTACGCTTTCAAAACCAATTGGGTTACTCAACAGGTAGGCAAACATATTCTGTTCTTGCCCCTCAATGATCGGCCTACCATACTTCTCCCTTGACTCCAGACTCAACGGAAGATTATTGGATGTATCGTTAAGCATGTAGTCCCACAACTCTTGCTCAGTGGCAAAGGTAGGTCCACGGGTCTCTGGTGTATCTACTCTTCCCCTTTCAGCATCCCAATAGGTTGATGCAGGAGTGTAATAAGTGTTATGAGTCCATCCACCCGGCGCACCCGGCGTAAGCATGGAATTCATGGAATTGTTCCACCACTCATCACCGCCATAGGTAGGTTGTAATTCTTGAACTTGAGTTTTTCCAAGATTGAACGCCAGCTTCTTGATAGCGTCGGCGTAGGAGTCATATCCCTTACCAAGAACGTTTCCAGACGCATCAACGTAACTGAATGACGTATCCCAAGGAGTTGCGTATTTTTTGGTAGCCATTTACTTCTTCTTTGCAGGCCGCCCGCGCTTCTTGGCAACAGGCGCAGCACTCACGGAAAACACGGGGCGGGTAAAAGTCTCACGATCTTCATCGCCCATCCATGCGAGTTCTTCAGCGGAGTAAGGACTAACTTCTTCAGGAGGATGGCCGCCATAGAATGCCTCCAAGTCTTTGTCTTGTAGTTTGGCAATCTGCATAATCCTCACTCCAATGAAGAACAGGGGCTTTGAGGCCCCTGTTTTTGTTACCAGCCTGGGCGGCCAATCATCATCTTGAATCCGCCGTTGTTCAGCGTATCGGCATCGTATGCGTCCGCAGTTTGATCCACGTTGGCGATAATGAGCTTGACCTCATTTGCCGCCGACACGAATGGATGGGCAATCACATGAGCATTGGCATCGGCTTGCGACTTGCCGAAGGAAAAGCCAACAACCATGTCGCCAAGCGCAACACCTGGGACGGTGAGTGTGATAATGATTGAAACGTCGTCAGCGATTGCATCTTGGTCGGTAACAGTACCCGTCACAAGCCACAACTCCGAAAACGCGCCTCGAAACTGCATTGAGCCTTGTTCGACTCGACTTACTGCCATCGTATCTGCCATGATGTTCTCCTTTGGTTAAGTGGGGAGAGCCGAAGCCCTCCCCGAATTATCAGGCCGCAGGAACGATCACAGAGAGGCCAGCGTAGTCGCGCATCTCGGTAGTACCGAACACGTTGTCAGCAGTCACCAAGTAGCCAAGGTACTCTTGCTTGTACTGCTGCTGAACGCGAACACCCTGAGCTTCTGCAAGCATCATGGAATCGGGATGCACCAAAGCGCAAGCGCGGAACTTTGCATCGGTCGGGGAACTGGTACTCCAGTCAACCGTCAGGCCGAAATCATCAACGAACGCTCCACCAGTGGGCGCAGTCGAAGTGAAAGTAACCGACTGAGTGCTTGTAATGCTATTGACGTGAATCCACGGACACAGGCTGGAGGCGAACACTTCAACGCCGTACAGGTTACCGACACGACCCGTTTTCAGGGCATCGCCATCGCCACGGAACGCTTGCTCAGTGAAACGGGCAATGCCACGCAGCGTTTTGATGACCACCGGAGGAACAACAAAGTTCAACTCGGACGAGTCAATGTTGTTGTCCTCAAGCGTCTGGATCGCGGCGCGCAGACCAGCATCAGTCAGTGCAGTGCCGTTACCCGGAGTAGCGCCAGAGAAGTTTGTCGTACCATCACCACCAATGACGCCCTTTTCAAACAGGTTGGTAGCGCCGGCAATCGAGCCGCCGTTCATGGTTGCCATGACCTTGTGGAGTTCGGCATCCACGCGACGGGCCAGCGCATAACCGGCATCCTTCGTGTAAAACTTCTTCATGCCGTTCAGGGCAAGCATGTCAGCGAGGTCTTCGTACAGCTTCGAATACTCGTAGTGCTTGTTGATGGTCAGGGTGATGTCAGTTGCGGTATCAGCGATCAGAGTTACCTGAGTGCTTGCGGCTTTTACGGAAGCATCGCCACGACCCGGAACCGGGAAGATAATCGAATCGCCTTTGTGTTTCTGGTGTTGCATGACACTGACCAGATTCCGCATGACGGTTTTCGCCATGTAAGTGGCAATCGCTTCATCTTGCCAGAGTTGCGGAATCCACTTGTCTTGCGTGGTGATAGTACTGTGATTGGTTCCAAGTCCCATGATATTGCTCCTAGAAAGGTTCGGTTATCGAACCCGTCCCTCACTGTAAGCCTGGGCAATCTCTGCCTCACGCTCACGGTACTTGGCCGGGTTCATCATCAACTTCAAAATGTCGGCCCTACGGAGGATTTTCTTGGAACTCTCGCCTGTACCACTCGATTCAACTGATGCAGATTGCAGTGACTTGTCGCGCGCCGCTTTCTCTGGCTCACTCAAGACTGCTTGCTGCTGTTGCGCTTTCACGCCCCTCAGTTCCTTGTAGGTACTCAGCAACTCGTTTCCAGCTTCAAGGTCGTAATCAACGGCTTTCTGCCACAAATCGACTCGGATTTTACTTTTACCAATCCACGCACCAAAATCAGGGTCAGAAACAATAGCCCCAGAATCTGGATGCAACCTGTCAAATTGCGCTTTTGCCACGATCTTCCTAAGTATTTCGGCTCTTTCTCCTGCCTCAACTACTTTCGGATTCGACTCAATCTGCCTACGGATTGCTTCCTGCGGGTTCTCGAAGAAATCAACCTCTTTAGGAGCCGGTTGTTCTTGTTGTGGCCTGAGTTGCGACTTGATTAGCTCATCGGAAAGTTTGCGAAGTTCCCCAAGTTCATTGGCGTAACGCCCCATGTTCTTGTTCGCGTGTTCAAGTTCTTCAAAGACTGCTTTGAGTGGCTTCCCTTTGTACTTCTCAGGAATCTCAAACTCAGGCTCCTTCTCTTGCTCACCTTCACTACTTGCCGCGCTCTGTTCCTCTAGTTGCTCGGAAACAGCATCAAGCTCGTTTTTCTCATCCATTTTGATCTCCCGCACCTTTGACGGCGCTATGTGTGGTTTATAACAGAATACCTTGCTTAACGCAAGAGTGAGTGCTTGCTACTGCTTACTACTGCTTACTTCTACGGCTTTTGGTAACTGCGCTTGCCTTTGATTCTCCGATTCTCCTCCCTCACCGTGGCCCACTTCTGATAAGCGCCAGGAAAGTCTGGATCGGTGCCGTCCAGTGCCACTCGCGGCATACCGATGATGCGAATTGCTACCCCGCCGCAATGCGGACAGCGAACTTCACTCTCGGTTGCATCAATGTACCGCTCTGTTGTCTTGCTGCACTGATGGCAAAGGAAATCACGGAGTTGTCGCATCATCATCCTTCAGTTGTTGATAAGCCTGTTCGCTGACTTCCTTGAGCGACAGCATCCACCGCATGATGGACACTTCGCCCTTCTTGAAATCCACGTTGTCCTTGGTTACTCCATCAAGGGTATTCGTTGCTGCGAGCATGGTTTCGACATCTTCCATGAGGTCTTTCCATGCTTCGGACGAGCACATGGAGATGCGTTCTTCGTAGTAGCGTTGAAGTTGCGGCGTCATGTTCCGGCCCTTGCCTCATTTCCCGTGATATGAACCGTAATTCCTGCACCGGAACCGATCCCCTGAATGAAATCTCCCGCATTCAAAACTTGCACTCCGCTCCAATGTGTCATCGTATATGCTGCAATCGAGGATGTCGGATACATCATATTTGCTGTTGTCGCACTCCCACCGACAGGAACAAGGTGCAAGGCACACGTTAGCGCCCCCGCTGTTGTATTCGCTATGACAATATCCACGACCTCCGTTCGGATGCCGGTGGGGACGGTGTAGAGCAATGTTCCGCCGCCTGTAGTTATCGCGCCTTGTCCAAGTTTTTTCATACCCATGCACCATTCCAATAGTTAAGACTTGCACTGACCCAAGATGCTCCGTCCCACCGCTTTAGTGTCTTTGCTTCCCACGCTGCGCCAGTCCAATACTTCAAGGCCGGCCCTACAGATGGAGTAATTACCCCCCATGAATTCCCCCACGATTCAAGCCATGATCCACCCCAAGATGAACTCAAGCTGGCCCCCATTCAGTACCGGATTCTCCATCTCCAATAACAACATATCCATTTACCTTCTGAACATCAGCATGAATCGGAGTAACTTGCGCGTAATCGAGCACGGTCTGCGCCAAGTTTTCCGGCGACAGTTCGGTGAAGGGCGAAATGCTGCCGTACAGGCGCCCGGTGGCGTAGCGCGTCAGCGTGGCGGTGCAGCTACCGGCGCTGCTTCCATAAAGCCAGCCGAGCGCGTTCTTTTGCGCGGTAGCGGTACTACTGCCTGCGCTGCTGCCTACCATGCCAAGCGCGGCGAAGACGTTGCCGGTGACGGTGGCAATGCCGGCGGCGCTGGCGACCATGGACACCACCAATTGCAGGGTGGCGGCGGCGGTGCTGGTGCCGGCGCTGCTGCCGGTGATGTTGCGCCCGGACACCAGCGTCAGGGTTGCGGTGGCTGCGCCGTTGGTGCGATTGTGCGACGACATGGCGCCGCCTTTTTGCGGCAGCAACCATGCGCCGGGGTGCAGGTATCCCATGGGCAGGCCGGCCTTGTCGTCGGTAATGCCCTGCCCGGCCGACAGGTTGCGCGCCGCACCCGTGCGGGCATAGTTGGCGACGCCGGCCGATGGATAGGCGTTGTTCGACGCGGTGGCGCCGAAGGTCTGGAAGACGCCGGACGTGTCGCGGAAGCCGTTTGCTTGCAGGCCCATCAGAGCACCTCGGCGGCCTCGGGCAGTTCGGCGGCGATCAGCTTGTCGCGGTCGATCTGCTGTTGTTCGGCGGCGACCAGGGCGGCCAGCTTGTAGCTGTCGCCCTTCCAAAGTTGGAAGTTGCTGACGATGTCCAGGATGCGCTTATCCATGCTAGCCGCCGTAGGCGTAGTCGAAGTCGACGTTGATGGTGCCGGCTGACGTAGTGGCGCCGGTCTGGAAAAGCAGGAACTGGATATTCGCGCCGTCTGGGATCTTGCGCATGCTGGGCAGGGCATTGACGAAGTCGACCTTGTTGTAGAGGCCGGTGGCCGGCACGGGGATCATCCATAATGGCTTGCACAGGCCGATGATGACGGTGCCGGAGGCGTGCGCGGTGCCGGCCCAGACCAGTGAGACGATGTCGGAGACGCCGGTATCGCCCGCCGCCAGCGGCAGAAAGGGGTTGTATTTGTTCGCCGCGGCGCCGGTGTTGAGCAGCTGCCCGACGCCCAGCGAGGCGGTGCTGGTAAAGGTGGTTGTGGCGCCGGCGTTTCCGGCGGTGTCGAGGTAGTTGATGATGCAGGTGGGGGCGTTGGCGCCGAGTGCGGTGTCGGCGGCGACGAACAGGCGCAGGCCCTGCCCGGCCGGGTAGCGGTCGCCCTTGCCGGCGCCGGAACCGATCGCCGTCATGGTGACGGTTTTGGTGCCGGTGGTGCTGACGTTGGCGCCGGACAGCGGGACGAAGCCGACCAGGTCGATCGCCATCACATACCACGGCGCGCCCGCGGCGGCGACGCAGCACGCGCCGCCGGCGGTAAAATGCTTGGTGGCGGGATCGACATCGCCGCCGGTGTAGATGGTGCCCTCCGACCAGGTGTCGTCAGTGGCCACATAGACCAGATCGCTGCCGGTGAAGGTGGCGGCCGGCGGGTAGCCGGCGTGACCGGATAGCAGCGTCCAGGCGCCGGCGGTGCCAGCCGACGACAGGGTCTTGGTGGTGACGACGGTGTCGCCCTTGCCGTTGGCGGTCAGTTGCGTAATCAGGTCGTCTTGTGAGGTGAAGCCCATGGTGTTACTCCTTTAATTCCAAATGACTTCGAGTGCGCCGGACAGAAACGACGACGCCAGCGAGCCGGCATACCCGGAGGCCAGCAGGCCGATGACGGCGCCGTCGTGGATGCGCGGTGCGCCAGCCTGGTGGATGATTGAGGAAAGTTCGGTACAGGCGCCGTAGCTTTCGAGGTTGCCGCTGGTGGTGCGCCGGCATTCCTGCGTGACGACGGTCTTGATCAGCGGCTTGACGATGACGAGGCACATCAGCCCGCCGCCGGCGGCGGACATGGTGACGGATTCGATGCTGCGCACCGCCGTGTCGCCGGCCTGCAGGTAGCAAAACGGGTTATACGAGGCGCCGGCACCCGAGGCGCCGACCACCTGCCCGCCGCCGGCGACGATGAATGTGTAGTTGTTCTGCGAGACACGGCCGGCGACGCCGTCCTGGTTGGTGTAGCTGAAGGTGAACTGGCCGAGGGCCGAGGCAGCGGACTGCGCGACCGCGACGACCTGCCCGCCTTGCGCGGCATAGCGCGGCAGGGTGACGGTGTTGTCAAACACCTGCTCTTCGCCGATGGCGTCGGTGTCGATGAAGGGGTAGTACAGCAGGTAATCGCAGACGGCGACTTCCTGCCGGCCGTTGGTGGTGCTGGTGGCGCTCGATGCCGCCGACATCAGCAGGATGTTTTTAAGGTGCTTGCTGGCGGGCGATACGTTGCCGCCGGTGTAGATGCCTTTGTCGGCATCGACTACGGCAGCGACCAGCGGCGCGCTGGCGTAGAAATTCGCCGGCGGCGACCCGGCGAAATAGGTGTAGTCGATCCATGCGTTCGTAGTCGTGGCCGCCGAGGCGACGGCCTTGCGGAAGCCGGACAGCCAGACCTGGCCGGCCTCGTCCGCGGCGGCGTATTCGCCTACATTGCGAAAGCCGGACACGTCAGTCCTCGGTGATGTCCAGATCGCCCGCGGCGAACTGCGGCTGGATGCCGGACGATACGGCCAGCGAAGCGGACAGCGCGCCCGAATACAGCAGCTTGCCGGCGCCCGACGAATCGGTGCCGACGCCGAAGTGGGTCAGTGTGGCGCCGGTGACGCCGCATTGCGGGAATTGCACCAGCGCGGCATTTGCGACGGCGTTGCCGGTGACCGTCCAGCCCGCCCCGCTGCGCGCCACGGCGACGCGGGCGTAGTTGGTATAGGCGGTTTCGTTGGTGGTCTGGTCGCCGGCTTCGCCGGGGTCGGCGGTGTGCAGGCTGACGTAGAGACTGCCGGCCGTGGCGCTGTTTTGCAGACCGGCGGCGTCGCCAATCAAGGTAATGTCCGTGTTGTTGAAAACCAGCAACAACAGATCGTTTTCAAAAGTGTTTGACTTGCTCATTGTAATTCTCCTTACGAAATATCAAGCCACAAATCGTTTACTTGCGGATTAGACGGTGCTGTAGCTGACACCGCAATCTGATATGAATTCCCTGCAACATGTACGCGGTCTTTCCCAACAACAGTCTTTGCTTTTGGTAACTTTCCGGCATCTATGATGTTGCCATTTGATAGATTTAGAACCAAGTGGTCGTCAGGAGCAACTTCAGCACCAACAACACTTATACCATCTTGCCCCTGTTTCCCTACTTTTCCGTTGAGTCCGTCTTTCCCATCCGTTCCATCTTTTCCGTCTTTCCCTGACTTTCCATCGCGTCCATCGCGGCCATCCTTGCCGTCTTTGCCTGGATCGCCTTTGTCGCCTTGCTCACCCTTTTGCAACTGCCTGTCTTCAAGTAAGTTGATTCGCTTATCGTAGACTTCCATCATCTTGCCGATAAACAGCGAAATGACAGATAGCTTTACCTCTGTCGAGGCATTAGGCTTCAGGAGGGCAACAATTTTTTCTTTCATTGTGGCTACTGTATCGCTTGAGATGCCGCAGTAATGTAGTCGCTATCCTGCTGCTTCTCTTTCATCTTGGCGTCGACTTGCATACGCGCAATGCGCTCGTTCGATTCGATGTCCTTGTTCTTCAACATCAGATTGGCGATCTCCATGCGCTGCGTGAAGTCCTGCCCTTCGTTTTCCTCATTCAGATTGTTACTGATAGCCGCAATGATTCGCGCCTTAGCAACGTCGGGGGCAATCTGCGCTTCAACCGTAGTCTTTTGCGCTTCGGCTTGCGTTTTCTGTACTTCAGCCTGCTTGAGCGCCATATCCAGTTGCGCGGACTGCTGCGCCACTTGCTGTTGCTGCGGATTCGGCTGCGACATCTTCTTCATCTGCTCGATCATTGCCTCGCGGTCGCTGATACCGGAATTCTTCAAGATGCCCTGCATAAGGATCGGTGCAAGGGGAGACTGTGCTCCTAACGTCTGGATCAGGAATGCCAACTGCTTAGTTTCATGCTCACGCGCAATGATTCCGAGCATTGCTGTCGGAACAAACGTCATGTCGGTCGACGGATACCGCTCAGGATCGAACTGCATGTATCGCCACGCGGCCTTGTAGATGAACGGAATCAGGAAATCCTCTTGGAAATTGACCAAGGTACGCTTGTACTTCTTGATGAGCGTTGCCGTCGCCATGTCCATTCCAACATCACGCGCAACATTGGTAACGGCACCATTGGAGTCAATCGTCGCAGCCGCCATCAGCAACATGCGCTCGAACTCTTTGGAAGTCTCCATCGCAGCGCCGTCCGTGGTGCCAAACTTGAACGGCATCAGTATTTCAGACGGTGCGCCATTGGTCAGCAGCGCCTTGCCTGGTTGCACTTGGAACTTTGCCCCACGCGGCCAGCGAGTTGCATCAATGGCAACCATCGGGGCAGAAGTGAGTGCTAACCCATCCATGTGGCAACGCATCGAACCATCTATAGCCCGCTGCATGTTGTCGGCCTTCTCAGCCGTACCGCGACCAAGCAGACGATTCGGCATGGTGTCAGCTTGGTAGCTGATAACCGGCCTATCTTCCATCATGTAAGGCGATTCTTCGGCTTTCAGGATCGTGCCATCATTGGCGATGATTACAATCGCCTCAACCATGTCGGCGTATTCTTCCATTTCCTCGCCGAGCAGGTTTTCGTATTCTTCTTCGTCGCCGGTCAGGTACTCACGCGGAACCAAACCGTACCAAGTCAGCAGTTTTACCTTGTCATCGCGGAAATCTGCCTCTTGTTGCGTCGGCTCAAGGCTGTTGCCGTCGTGCATCGACGTAATATCGACGTTCCGGTACTTACCGTCAGCAATGCCCTTGGCAATCTTGTGCGTCGAGACATACCGCTCGATGGCAACGCCCAAGGAGTCGTCAATGGAGTCGCTATTCGGGTCAAACAGGAAATTTTTTGGCGAAACCGGAACCAATTTGACGCAGACGTACTCTTT